TTCTCGGCGATGAAGTCGTAGTCGACCACCGAGCCCGGCGTGGCGATCAGGTCGCCGCGGCTGGCCCACACGTCGTACGGAGCCCGGTCGCTGCGGCTGCGGCGGCGGATGCCTTCCTCCGGACACCACGACCACGACAGCACGTCCACCGACCCGTCCGCCATTGGGAACACCAGCGCCAGCGACGACAGGTCCGTGGTCGTGCTCAGGTCAAGCCCGCCCCAGCACTCGCGGCCAGCCAGGCTGTCCGGGTCCGCAGCACTCGAGGCGCACGCCTTCCACGCGTCGCTGCTGATCCACACCGTCTTGGCCTCGGTCCACTGGCACAGGTAGAGCTGGCGGAAAGTGGTCTCGTACGTCGGCAATTCCTTGGCCTTGTCGCACTCAGCCCGCAGGAACTCCTCCGTCACGGTCACGCCCAGCGAGGGGTTGGCGGCCCGCCACACCTTCGGGCTCTTCCAGTCGGCGTCCTTGGGAGCACTGAACACGACCGGCATGAACGCGTGGTCGTCAATGATCCCGTCCCTGACCTTCTCTGCGTAGTCGTGCAGTTCCCAGCAAAGGCTGTTTCGGTCGTGGCCCGCAGTCGTGATGCTTACTTGCAGCGGCTGCTGCCGGGCACCCATGCTCGTGACCATCGCGTCGTACAGGTCGCGGTCCGCGAAGGTGTGCACCTCGTCGAAGATCACGCAGCTTGCATTCTTGCCGTGCTTGGTGCCTGCGTCGCTCGAGAGCACTTCCAGTTTGGAACTGCCGAACGTGATCACGTTGCGGAACACGTCCACCTGCTGGGCGAGCGACGGGTTGCTCTGCACCATCTGCCTGCATGTGTCGCCGACTATGGCCGCCTGGTCGCGGGCACTGGCACAGCAGTACACCTCAGCGCCGGGCTCACGGTCACACAGCAGCATGTAGAGCCCGATGGCAGCCAACAGCGTGCTCTTGCCGTTCTTGCGTGGGATCTCGATGTACGCACTGCGGAATCGGCGCGTGCCATCGGGCCGCTTCCAGCAAAGCAGGGCACCCAGCAGGTCGCTCTGCCATTCAAGTAACTTGAAGGTTTGTCCAGCCCACACACCCTTCCCGTGACGCAGGTGGCCAAAGAAGGCGTTCAGGCGTTCAAACTCGGCCGCGTCAAACCAGTCGCCCTTTCGGGCGGTGGCCGATGCGCTGAAACCCGCAACGGGGCCAAGGCGTGGCTTAGGCTGTCTTTGTCTTGAGGAGCTGCTCGATGCCCGAGGCATCCCCCTTCTGCTTTCTCGACGACACGAGACCCACCCTGCTGGCAGGAGTCAGCCCAAACTCTTTGCCGATCCTCGACGCCTCAGCCCAGGCGTCGTCACGCACCTTCTTCATCGGATTCTGCCACTTGCCTTGGGCCGTTTCAATGACCAAGCCATCGCGGCGTACCTCCGCGTCAGCCCGCTCCATCTCCGCCATAAGCGCGGCCCAGCGGTTGTGTGCCGCAAAGTCCTCAGCGGCGTACACGCCCAGGCGTCGTAGGTCCTCGATCAGCTTGTCGAAGAACCAGCGGGCCCGCTCGTCGCTCGCCACGAACGGGAGCAGCAGGGCAGGGCCCTCGCTGCCGGTTGGTTCGCCAACGCGTTGCGGCAACAGCGAACTGTTGCGCAGCGTGAGTACGGATGTTGGTGTCGGTCGTGGTCCTCGAAGTCCCATATAAGCCTCCCTGTTCTACAACCCTAGGCCGCGTGTAATTAGGGCCCGGTGTCGGTCCTGCCTGTTTTGCGTCATTTGCGCTGCCCCCCCGGCCTTCGTGCCCGAATGTCCTCCTGCGTCTTCACCGCGTGGCAGTCGAGGCACAGGCTCTGCAGGTTGCTTCGATCGTGCGTGCCACCGTCACGCAGCGGCACGATGTGATCCACGAGCACCGCACCCGACACCCGCATGCGTGACGCACACCGGCGGCACAGGGGCTCGTCATTCAGCACCACCTCACGCAGGCGACGCCACTCCACGCCGTAGCCGCGGCTATGTGCCGAGCCGCGATGGTCCTGGTGCGGGGGCAGGATCTGCGGTGCGACCGGCCTGCCCACCTTGAGCCTCGGCGGACGCTGCCTCATGTCTGCCTCCAGCCAGCCCGGTACAACGCCTTGGCGATCGCCGTGGCCGTGCTGTCCACGGCTTCCTCGTCCAGCTCAGGCCGGGCCGCGTGCAGCACCTCGTGCACCAGTGTGTCCAGCATGGCTGGCTCTGTCAGGCTGCGGCGGATGCTGATGGTGGGGTGCCTGCCCGGCGGGTGGTTGCACAATCCCCACGCCTTGCCCATTGCCCTGGCCTCAAGGAACTGCACTCGCCACGTGCGGCCGTTGATCCTGGTGCGGAAGTCATTGGGCACGAGTCACCTCCGCGGCCAGGCGATACTCGCCCTGCTTGCCAGCGATGTGCAAACGCATCCACACAGCACCAAGGCCCTTCGGCGGCAGGCCCTTCTCGATGGCCCAGCCGCCGTAGCCGTCGCCATGCTCATTCTTGTATGTCCCGATCCTGACGTGCAGCTGCTCGTCAATCGTTACCTCGCTGTTGCCAGCGAACTGGCGTAGCCGCTCACGAGCGATCGGCACGACCCAGTGGTGGTGACTGTGGCCCGTGATCACCATGTCCGCATCGGGATAGATCGACGCGTGCCGCCGGGTGTCCAGCACGCCGTGCGTCATCATCGCCCCGCCGCCGGAGCCGTGGAAGTACCTGATCTTGAACGAGTACGAACCGCCCTTCTTGGTGATGCAACGGAACAGCACGTAGCCGCCGTAGCCGCCCGAGTAGACAGGGACGGGCCCGTTGCTGAGGCCCGCACACAGTCGCTCAGTCAGGTCGGTTTCGTGTCGCTTGTGAATGCCGGTCTCGTGGTTGCCACGGCCGATCACGATGAAGCGATCTGCATACAGTGTGTAGAACTTCACCGCCTCGCGTACCAGGGCGTCGAGGTAGTCGCCCGCTTGATACTCGGGCCGCAGGGCCGAGCGGTCAGCCCGTGGGTCCCACTTGCCCTGCATGGCGCAGTGCAGGTCACCGCAGTCGATTACGCCACCCTTGCGGCGGACGATCTCGTCAAGGTGCCGCTTCTCCATGTCCTGGTCGGTGTGTGCGTTGTCGTGGTGACGATCGCTGGACAGCAGGGCGTGCCACTCGAACTGGTGGGCGGTGTCGCACAGCATGGTCACCCGATGCACGTTGCGGCTGAGCTTCTCGACGGTCCAGCGTGACCCTGGCGACGCACCCTCACGCCACACGTGATCGCCGAGCTGGGCCAGGATGCGGGCGTCCTCCCGGACACGCACCTTCACTCCAAACCCCCTGACATGGCGTCCAAGTCGGGCATGGCAGGGCCCACGATCTGCAGGAGCCTGCGTGCGAACTCGGGGGCGTCAGACACCCGCAGCATGCAGACCCATTCGGTGTTCGTGTCGTCCCGCATGAGCACGATGGGGATAGTGCCAGGGGCCGCGTCCATCTCGGCCTGCTCGAGGAAGTCGATAGTCGCCAGCCTCGCGTACCGTTTCACCTCGCAGTGAAGTCCGGGCACGCCGGTCAGGTCGGCGTCACCCGACCGCCCGCAGAACTGAACGCTGCGGCGGGCGTCGGTGGCGTTCCAATGCTGGGCCAAGGTCGAGGCAGCCTCGCGCTCGCCTCGCTTGCCCTTGTCGCGGCTGGCCTTTCCCATGATGTCATCCTCCTGATTTTGCGGGCCCAAACAAGGGCATTGCCTTAGCCCATGTGGAAGTAAGGCTGTCCGTCCGTCCCGTACCGGAATCGACCTGAGTAGATCCAGAAGCCCGTGGCGGGGTCCGGCAGATACAGGGCCTCCGAGTACACGTCCTTGGACAGGTTGGTTGGCAGCTCGTCGAGGCACGTGCCACAGACCACAGGCACCCGAATCTCGCGGGTCTGCTCCTCCACGCTCACCGTGTCTCCGTCGCACGGTCCCCATTTCAGGATGGTCTCCTGCATGGGTGGATTGTCTCGCGTCTGCGCATGCGTTCCATGGCCAGCATGGCCTCGTGGATCAGGCGAGCCCACTGCGTGACGGTCTCCTGGCTTGGCTCGTGCGTGGCCAGGGCCCACCGGCATCGCTCCCGTGGCTGGTTGAGGCAGCGGCAGGCGGCGCTCACGCTAAGCCCGCCCAGGCGAACCAGCAGCACCACGATCAGTGCCAGGTGGTCCGAGTCCTCGTGGCACCTCGACTTGAGCCCGGTCATGGCTCGCCCGTTCCAATGTCCCATATCCAGCCATGCGAT